ACCAGCCGTCGATGTGAATAACAGGTCGGTTTGTGCATGAGTAACCTATGCCCGTCAATGTCTCTCGGTATAAAATCTACCTCCTCTGACATATCGACATCATAATCTATCAGCACCCGGGGGATAAGCCGCCGCTCGATCTCGGCTCTGCGTCTGAGTTCGTTTGTTGTAACCATATCGAGCAGGATAATTTCAAAATTTTCAGGCAGAGGTTTATCGTAATAATCCGGAAACGGGTGAGGTACTGCATTAGCATCTCCACCATTACCATAACAAGGATGGTCGGGAGCGGCGTACGATGCCATGATCTGGTGGTATTGTTTGTCATATAACACAAATATCCAAAATTCAGTACCGGATGACGTGATATACCGGCACTGAGCGACCAAATCATTGTAGTCTGAACCCAAATATAACATTGAATACCACGAGCCGCCTACCAATCCGGAGCTATTTGACAGGAAACTGGCGTTTAATGCCGCCCCTGCAACGCCATTTGAAAAAGCCGGCATAAACGCATATTCCCCGCCCGGCGTGGTGTAATGTCCTGTAGCGCCGCCAACCTGCCCTGTGGTGGTTTTTAGCATCGACTGATTAACTATTTTGTTACTGATAGCAACATCATCATATGTGGTATCCCCTGCAACGTCTGTATCCGTGTATCCACCGATCAGGCGGGCTTTGTAATACATCGCGGTTGCAGGTATGGTCATGGAATATTGATACCGTGCCCATGACGTCGGGTTTGATGTTGATGAATATACATCCTGATCTGATATATAAACCTTGTCTTTGTCAAAATATCTGATCTTGACTATGTTTTTTATCCCTGCGGCAGACGATTTTATACTAAAACCAATCACATATGCGCCTATAGGGCTGCACTCCATATACCCTGATTCGAGATATCCGCCGCCGTTACCGGCGCCTGATGCGCGGGTAAATTTGTACGCCTTCGCACCGTGGGCGGGTGTTGTTGTATCAAATGCCGCAGACCCGCCGGCATACAAATTCAGCGTCCAGTTGTCCGGCACACCGTCTGCATCGGTATCTATTTCAAACGATCCATTCGGCACTTCTACCGGGCCCCCGATTAATGAATATAAGTAATCAAAATTATCTTTTATTTTTTGAAATAACTCGGCCTTGCCGGGGCTGTCGACATCAACCTCTGTTGATAATATTGCGTCATATCCCATTTATCCTCCCTAAAATCAGTGAATAGTTTAAAATCAGTGAATAGTGAACAGTGAATAGTTTTAACTAACGACTATTCACTAACGACTATTCACTAACGACTATCGACTGTATTCAATACAGCACATACCCGTCGCTCCAATCGCTCATCTGTCCGTTTGCATCTGTGATAAACCCGGACTCTTTCTCTGCTTCCGTTGCGCTCGTAAAATCAGGTAATGTATTTGCGCCAACCCAAAACAATTTTTGTTTTGGGTATTGCATAGCTTTTAATACTATTTTATTCTCTTTTGGTTCCCGTTTAACGATTTGATACACATGTCTGGATAGCAAATTGCCGTCAATGCCGAGTATTTTATCGGTTGTAATTCTTACGTAGTCCCCTGTTTTTATTTCTGAATCCTTTAATTCGACTGCGAATGTATATATGAGTTGTGGATTTTTCAGCAGCCTGAGTATGCGTTTGGTCAGATTTGCAACATACCTGATAACAAAATCCTCATTCATATAGTCAGATCTGAGCCATCGGCACATTACCCGCTTTTCGAGCGACTCGTTATACATGTTTATCCCTTCGCCCTCCGCATCAACTGCAACATCGAGGCGGGAATAACTCGCCACCTCGTCTTCGTCTGCGGTTATTAATTTATCCCAGTATATTGACACCCTGCTTTTTCTCGACGAAGCGTTTAAATCAACGCTATCTGATGAGGCGATTATATTTTCATCGTCTGTAAATACCTGATACGCCCTGCCTGGGCAATTCGGGAGATTTTTTGCAATTGTTATTTTGAGGTCTTCTCCCATCCACGACTTGCAGTCAATCAGATCAATGATCTCATAATATAATTTGTCCAATTTTGTTGGCTCACTGATTAACGCTGAAAAATCCACCATAGATATGTCAAATGCTTTCAACGCCGTATATGCGGCATCATTCACATACGATGGGTCTATTCCGGCATCGGTTTTAAGCATGTCAACCAGTATGTCATACGGACTTTGCGGCTCGTAATATCGACATTTCTGTATTTTATCATTCTGACTGTGAGTTGCCGCCGTCGTGCCGAAACAACCCCTTGTGCAACCGGTCAGTTGATTACCTGTCTTTGCCGTATATAACACAACCTCGTCACCAATCCTGATATATCCGTCTGCCGCGTCAAGGTCTGTGCCGTCAGATACCGATATTGTCGTTTGCCCGGCTGTCATTGCAGCAGCCAGCTTGATATTTAATTTAGGGGGTATTTCTATTTTTGACAATTTTTTCAATAGATCAACGCATTCAACAATGACGCGTCCACCCTCCTTAATTGTAATACTATCGATGTTCCCCTCGAATTTCTGTTCAAAATCGGCGGCATCGAGTCCGTAAAATCCGTGATACAGTCTGATTCGCCTGCCTGCATAATTCGGGTTTCTGGCTATGAGCTTGCGCCAGAATGAACCCTGCACGGATGCTCGCATAGAGACGTATGGGTCTATACCTATGTCCGTATCCGGTTCGTCATACATTTCGACATTCACACGCCCCGCAATTGTCAAACTGGTTTTGATTTCTGTAGGCAAATGCTTCACGGTCGTAATGTAGGGTCTCTCGCCTGTCCTGAACGGCAAGGGTGCATTATTTGATGTAAATACATAGTCTTTTGACCCTTTGCTGTAATTGGTCTTATCTTTGCATGTCGCATATGTGTTGTAACACTGCCCCTGTATGCCGCCGCAGAAGGCGGTGGACAAACCACAATATAGCCCCGGCTTCCCGCACCAGTCTATGGCTGCGCACGGGCTCACACCTATTACATTGTTGCAGTAATCCAGCGTAATGATTGCCATTTCTACCGGGTACCGCGATAATGTGTTTTTTAGTGCATCATATGTCATATTTCGCGCACACCCCTCATTTTGAGTGATAATACATCAGTGTATGTCAGCACGCTGAATGGTGTTTCCAGACTGGCATCGTCGCCGATGGACACGAAAAATACATCCGCAGAATATGTATCGAGATCCCATACGAAGAAAAACGGTTTAAACAGCCGTGCATGATTCTGCCAGAATGGGATGTAATATGCATCGAGCCATGTTCGTGACACCAGGCCAAATTGTGCCTGAAGATTTAAAACAGGATTATACGTTGATACTCCGAGAATGTGGCCGTTTTTACTGCGCTCCACGTCTGCCGCCGCCGTTTCTGCATACGGGGTATACGGCGTCTCCGGCGGGTATTCAAATTGAATCTTGACGCCCAGCAATGCAACTGCGATCTGTGCGGCAATAGCGGCAGTAATTATTTTGATTCTCCAGTACCGCGCTGACGCCGAGACAAACAACTTCATAAACGCCTTATCAGACGTCGGGGTAAAACCTGCGAGCCGTTGCGTCCATGTCACGTTGTCTGATGAGGATTCGACGGATACTGTAGCCCCGGCGGTGTAAAGATTGTGGCCGATTACTGCGAGGCAGTCCGCGCTTTTTGCAGACCCGCAATCTATTGTAATGTATTTTGTGCCTGACGATGCGGCCTTCCACTGCGTATACGTCCGCAGATCCAAGATATTGAGTATATCATACCCTGCGGCGGTATCGGTAGCAGCCGGCGTCCCGTCCGTCAGTCTGTTGTCATATAATATTATTGGCGTCTGCATTTTAAAATCAGTCGATGCCTCCTCATGTCCTCATTCCCTCATGCCGTCCTCAACGGCTTTTTGTATAGACGGGATTATCTCGCGTGCGAACGCGTCATGATCTACAACATTGCCGGCGATATGCAGGTTAATTATCATAGGACGTTCTGATTGCTTCGTTCCAGTCGACTCCCATGCGTTTGTCGTAGGGGTGTTGTAGGAATACCCGCCTGACCCGGAGGGAGTTGCGGCGGTTGTGGCGCCGCCACCCGGCTGCTGTGATGCAATGGCAGCTATCCGCGCCATGCCAAAGGCAATCGCCATACCAGCCCATATCGGAGCCATAGCCTGTCCGAACGGCGGAGGCAGGCCCATTGCCTGTTTATATGCCCCGACAGCCATCATGTACGTATCTATTGTTGCCTGCGCGATGGCAAATGCTTTATATGCATTAAATGCCGCCTTACTCTGACTATTCGACAACGCATAAAATGACTGTGCCATGCCGGCCATAGCACCGAAGCTATTGCTTGTTATGGCGAGTCTTTGCTGGTTGTACATCTGCTCTTCGGCGAGTTTCATCTGATTATACGATTGTAATTGCGTAAACTCGTCGACATATCCCTGCTCACTCAACGCCTTTATGGCATTCCATTCATTGAGAGCTGCCTGATACCGTTGTGACGCCGGGTCGTTTCCCATTCCTATATCGGCTATCCCTTTGATTGACGATCCAAGCTTGCCGAGTCCCTGGCCTGCCTCGCCGCCAACCTGATTTGCCATATCCATCATCTGCGTCCATGTATCGTCGTAGCCTTTTTTCCGGTAGTCTGATTGTTTTTTAAGCAGATCGTTGAGTTCCTTTTGCTTTGCAATGTGTATATCAAATATTTCAAAGGCTAATGTTTCTTCCGTATTTAAAATTTGTCGCCCGGTAATCTCCTTTTCTTTCAGAAGTTCCAGCATCCTTTCAGTGGGATATAGTATGTCTTCAGCATAACCGATCTGTTCCAGTGCCAGGGTTGTCTCTGCCTGTTTATTCTGCAATGCCTTGATCTGTAGTTCATTCTTTTTGTGAGCGAGGGTTTCTTCATTTATCAGACCTGCTTTTGCGTTCCATTCCAGTACCTTTGTCTGGTGCGCGGCTTCCAGATCAAATAGTTTATTTTTTGTCTGTAAATTGAGAAGTACGATCTTATCGGCCAGTTTTTGTTCTTCCTCGTATGCCTTTTTTATCCGTTCCTGGGATTTATCATCATATTCATCCCAGTATTTTTTAAGCTGGGCAGTAGTCCATTGAGCTATTTTTGTTTTATCTGCCCCTTCTTTCGCAAATTCAGCCGCGCGGTGATGTATATGCTCAATTTCCGTCATGGTCAGCTTTGCAATCTCTTCTTTGATTTTCTTGTTCATATCCTGGACTTTTCTTGCAGAGTTCATATCCGATGGCGGGGGAAGGGCTTTGCCGCCTCCAATATCCCCGTAATGGACAGCACCTTTCCACCAGTTTTTTTCTGATCCCTGCGCTCCACCGGACATAACCTGTTTTAACATCTCTATCTTTTGCCGGGTCGCCTCCGATGCGCCTCCGACTGCCTCGATCTCCAGTGCGGTAATCTCAAGCTGGTCGATCATCGCCTGGGTATTTGCATCAGCCGAAAATGATGATAAAGATTTTTTAAAATTCTCCATTTCCAATTCAGCCGCTCTTTGCTCCTGATAGTGGTTAATAGTTATATAGGTTAGCGCGCCCAGGGCAGCAGCGATAATACCGGCGGGCGTAGCTAACGCTGTAAATGACCTGTATGCCAATATCTCGGTTACTACAATCAGCTCTTTTATCTGCGCTGTTAATTTTGCCGCAGCCGCAACCGACGTGAGGGTTTGAAGTACGAAATATGATCCCATAGCGATAGAAGCGGCAATCAGTATTTCTTTTAGCTCACCTATCACTGATATGGTTATTTTGCCTGCCGTCCAGAGATTCTCAATTGATCCGACAGCCACGGCAAACGCAGTTTTGATATTATCCGCCCACCGGGCGAGATCGCCCGATGCCTTTAATTCAGCAAGTGTTCGTTCCCATGATTTGAGTTTATCGACAAATCCTTCAATTATAATGCCCAGGGCAGGGGTGAATAATTCTCCGAATTTGAGTTTTATCTCTTCGATAAACCGTGGGAGGGATGTCATGAGTTTGCCGACTGTCCCCATAGCCGCTTCATAGGAACCGGCAATATCCTTCCCCCGTTCCAAAACGAGATTCAATGCGATCTGCTGCTTTTCTTGAGACGACAGCGATTCCACCGTCCTCCCGGCTGCTGTTGCAAATTTCCTGTACGCAGACTCAAACTCAACGGTAACGCCGACGGTGCGCAATATTTCCGGTTGAAGCGTGGTGATGCCGTGCATCAGCCTCTGTAACGCCTCCGATGAATTGATATTTCCTATCACCGCAGCATCCTGGGCGACACGGGCCAGCTCTTGAGATTTTGTCAGATCAAGGTGTGCCTGCATCATGCGGATAATCGATTGTTCTGACTCCTGAGTGGTTATGCCCATCTTTCTGACGCCCTCGGCATAACTTTCCACCTCTGCCTTGCTATACCCGGCGTTTTTCCCTACGGTCTGCATGACGATGCCGAGTGTTTCCACCCTGGCGGCAAGCGTCGCCGCGTCCTTCAGCGTTTCAAACGCCTTAAATGATGCATACAGCGACGACAGGCTTGTTATCAGGCTCCGGAACCCGCCGTTCAATGCAGGGATTGCCGATGTAAGCCGCTCGGCTGATGATCGTAAGGATTTCATCCCCGATTCGGTCTGCTGAAACACGGACAATGCCCCCTTATTATCGGCCTGTATGACTATATTGACAGAGTTCATATATGTGCTATACTCTTTTCTATGATATTCATAACACTCGTCGCACTCTTAAAAGGTTTCCTCACCGTCGGTCTGTTTATCGCCGCCGCAGGGTTTTTTGTTGTATCCGATGTTATATCGGGCATCCTTATATGTGCCATCGCTGTTATCTCGTTAAGGGCGTGGTGACGCACCGTTCCATCCTCTCCATTTCATCTGCAAGCACCCCCATATCCATCCACTCTTCCACTGACAAATCATTCGCTCCAAAGGGATAACCCGCACGTTGGAGCCTATAGATGTACCAGATATGCCCGAACCATTCACTCGGTTCATATGGGACACTCCCGTCGCATTGAGCGCATTTTGCGGCAAGAAGCTCGCCTGATGTTTCCATGCATTTTTTTCGTTTCTCTGGAGTGCATCTGGCGGCAAGCCTCCTTAGCTCCTCGCCAAAGGGAGGATATCCTCCTCAATTGCCGTTTCTATCTCCACATCCGTATCGGACGCAACACGCGCCCCTTCATACACAACTGTTGCAAATGTCGATATAATGTCTGACGCCATACGTCCGAGCAATTCCCGCCAATCCTCGCGGTAGTTCGGGCTTTTCATATCGGATGATATGGGCCTGCCGGCAACCCCGAAATCCCCTTCCCGGAAACCTGTGAGTATGGCCAGACCGAGATCAACCTTTACCTTTGGGTTCAATATCAGCTTATTACCTTTCCTTTTGTAGAGCTTTGACTGATATTCAACCTCTTCCTGGGTGGTCGGGTTGCGGTAATACAGTTCTATTTCAGTGCCCGATCGGGCATCGCTTATTACTATTTTATTTGTTGCTGATACATCTAAATCCCTCATTTTGTCCTCCCTTTTTCTATGTTCTATGTTCAACGTTGAACCTTGAACCTTGAACCTTGAACGGTTTTATAATCAGCTTTGTCTTATTTTGATTTCCCCGTTGCCGGCGCTTAATGTCGGATGCGCGGTAAATGCCAGGGCGTACGTTGCCATACCTTCTCTGCCTCCAAGTTTCGGCGGAGTCAATACCGTGTTGCTCAATGTAATTACAAACTGATTGCCCGCAGCAGACCCGATTGTTGCCGTGATTGTCCCTGCATCTCCGTCTTCCCAGAGGTCAAAAGGATTAAACGATGAGAGCGCAACCAGTTCAGGGTCGATGCTGCCTTCAACCTCCCTCCCGACGATGCTGTATCTGTATATGCCGTTTGATGCATTGGCAGACATGCGTTTGGCAATCTTGTTTTTAATCGTGACCTCGAAGTTTTCAATGATGCCGGCGTAGGTGTGGACGGTAAATGTAGCGCTTCGGAACATAGGCGGTACAATCGACGTTGCCTCAAATGTCGGAGCAGGAAATGAGACATCCGTAACGGACGCCTTGCCGCCCCACAAACCGATTAGTGAGAATTCGAGGGTTGCGATTTCATTTGCTTTTGCAGACAGTTTGACGCTTTCTGCCATACACCCGAGCACCTTCCAGAGCACGCCATCCTGGTAAAACCAGATGGTGCAGGATTCGCCGGCGGCGGAGCTATTCGGATCATAATCAACATATGCTCCGCCTATTGATTCAGTGAGGTTTGCTGCTCGCAGCAACGCCGCTATTCTTGGCGGTGTTGTGGCTACACCCGATCCCCTGACTTCTACCGGGAATGATATTTTTACCCCTTCCCCGAGAGGTATTTTCTGCAGCGCCCCGAAATATGGCAGCAGAACCTTTCTCTCCCGGCTTGCATCTGCTATTTCAATAGATACCTTGCCGGTAAGCAATGCATTATCACCGACCGTAGGGGTAGGGTCATTACCGTATATCGATTCTACTTTTGCCAGGATTAATTGTTTTTCTTCAAGACTCATTGTTTGCCTCCCTCTTATCTATATTTGGCACAAAATCTTGTTTGTTGATGTCGTAACGATAGGTGCCGGGTTGCCTGTCCATACCTGCTACGGGAGATCCCGCGCTTTCCGCATCTTCCTGTTTTGTACATGCCTTCCCGAGCCTCGCGGCCATCGCCTCGTCATTCAGGTTCTCTTTTTGTGGTTTGCCCTTTGCCGCAGTTTTATATGATCCTGGTTGTCTATCCATGTTGCCTCCTTATATCGTTCTATGTTCTATGTTCAACGTTGAACCTTGAACTTTGAACTTTGAACGGTTTTATGTCGGTACGGCCAGATAGTGCCGCGTCCTAAATTTAATAACGTAACTTATCACCCCGTCCGCATAGTCGGACAATTCCCGCGACACACACATAAAAGGTTCTATATCGTCATTATCAAGCTGTTTCCCCTCTATCGCGTCTCTCACGGCATCGATGAGTGCATATACACCGTCCGCCGCATCCTTTTCCGATGAGAGGTTTTTAACCGAGACCAGACATTCATAATCGGTTTGATATATGGGTCTGGGTCGGCTGCCCGTGTTCGTATCTCCTGCAAAATATACAAAACATGCCGGATAGTTTATAGCAACGGGCGGTCTTTTCCGCCCCAGCGATTCGACGATCCGGAAGAGCTTGTTATCATCATCATCATCTTTTAGCGCCGCTATCGCCGTTATGATGTCGTCTTCGATGTCCGCTATGGTTGCCATCGTCTCTTAAAATCCTCTCATCTTCGGCCTGGTGAATATTCTGTCGCTTTCTGTCTTGTTGCATTCGGCGTATGACGCCCCTGTTGACGCTGTGGGTTCGGGGTCTTCGCCTATGGATATAATTCCTTTCGCTATGCCTTCGAGCTGCCTGATAGCATTTTTGTATCTCTCAGAGCGGGTTTCCGGTATGGTCTCAACGCGCCTGGAATACAGATTGTATATGGCTATATCCACAGAACATTTTTTGACGATATCGGGTACACTTGAAAATGGCACGGAGTAGCGTCCGCCGCAATAGCTGTCAATTTCTGCATCAGCCTGTGCTATCGCCTCGGATACCCTCGTGGATACCTGCGCCCCTGTACCCTCGTCGTCGGTCAAATCAGTTACATCCGCAGAGGGCAGCATCTTTTCTATATCTGTCTTTGTACAATATGCCATATCCGCCTCTTTTTCAGCTATCGGCTGTCAGCCGTGCTGCTTTTCTGTTTTTCTGATCTCTGTTTCCTGCTCCCTGCCGGTGCCTGTACCGGCGCCTGTGCCGGCGTTTCTTCAGTTTTTTCAATGGATCGTGCCGGCGCTTGCACCAATGTAACGCTAAGCATCGGTTCGTTCATGAGTATGGTTGCAGTGTCGGCATCTACATCCACTTCTACGGGCTGCCGGGTAAATTTCATCTTTGCCCGGTAAAAAGATTCTGGCTTTGATCTGATTAACAGCTTCATCTACACACCTCCCTTTAATCCAGATGATTAGATGATTAGAGGGTTAGAGGGTTTGCTAAACATCTAATCATCCAGTCTTCTAATCTTCTGTCAGCCAACCCTCCAACCTTCCAGCCTTCTAATCATCTGTTTTTCAACCTTCTAACCCTCCAAACTTCTGTATCTTCTATGTCAACCAGGGCACAACAACGAGTTTAGCCGAGTTGTACCAGACATTGCTTGCGCCGGTCGCATCAAACTGTGCTTCAACAAGAGCCTTGCCTGCCGCCTCGTTTGACGGGCTTACAACAAGGTGTGTCGGTTTGATGTTCAGAGGCGTTGTGTTGTCTTCTTTGGTAAAGCCCATCATTGCCGTCCTTGCAGCAGCGTAATATGTGCTGTTTAACGTCTGTTTGCTGCCGTATGCGAGCTGCCACAATCCATAGCCGACGTTCTTTCTGTCGTCTACGCCATAGCGGTATTTTTTGCGCATAAAGGCGTTTTCATCGTCCGGCTTATCCATAGACACGAACTGAGGCTGCTTTCTTACCTGTAGGATGATCGGTTTGATGGGTTTGCTTAAATCCATTAAATACCATGCATAAGATGCACCGCCGCCGTAGTTGCTCTGGGTGGATGCGCCCACAGGGTGGTCTGTGTCGAAGAAATACTGTCCGTCAAAGCAAGTTGTCGCAAACCCCGCAGCAAGCAGCGCAAACACAAGATAATCCGGATGTTCCTTAGCTGCCTGTGCAAGCCCCTGAATCATGGGGGTGTATACGCCTATTTGGTCGTCCTCAATGTCGTTTCTGTCTACCTCGATAGTTGCCTCATAGTCCTTATTTGTAATCTCATAATGGAATGCTGCCAGGTCTTTGATAACCCTGTCTCCAACCCATTCCCTCATCATCGGGAAGTTTCCCAGCCATTTGTAGTCTACGCTCCTGCCTGTTGACGGCACCTGCATGGCTATAATAGGCCACAAAGAAGATGCCGCTTCGAGAGCCTGGTTAAATATCGTGGAAAACGTCCTGTATATCCCTGTTAAATTTGACTGATTAACAATCATGGTTATTCCTCCTTTTTTATATCGTTCTATGTTCTATGTTCAACGTTGAACCTTGAACCTTGAACTTTGAACGGTTTTATTTACGCTGTCAGCAATTTTTTCTTATATTCAATCCACTGTGCCAGCATTATCACATCATCGGTGCCGAGCGTACCGTCTTTAGGCTTAATGGTCAGCTCTATTGCCGCAGGGTAGGCCGTCAGATTTGCCAGCGCAAGGGTCAACGTTACTTCCTGGACAGTCTTTGCAACCGCATCGCCGGTCATGGCGCCTGTGTCGCCGCCAAAATCGGC